CACCTGAGTTTCTTTCCAGCCAGCGACGGGCACCATTTTCGGTTTTAAACGTTTTGCTTTTGGTATACGTCATCGCGGTGAATGTGCCGTCCTGGTTGGGAAACACGCCGTACACCAGAGATTCGTTGTTGCCAAGATCGATAGTATCCATGTTGACCTCATTTCCCCTTAACGCCGGGGTAGCGGAACAAAAACCTGCTGCATAGTTATTAAAGTTGAACCCTGCCGTCATGTTCTTACGCCTCGGGCTGGCTACTTAACCCCTGACCACTGCCTGGTAACTCGAAGTATTGCCCTGCGTTCTGTGGGGCGGGGTGGGTTGGTAAAAACAATCTACAATTAAAAACTGTTTTGTGTCAACAGTTTTTAATTGTTGTTTTAGGCAAAAAAACTCCCTCGAGTGAGGGAGTATGGAAATTGTTCGGCTCAGATAGAGAAGGGAAATTGTCGACGGGCATGCACAATATTCGCAATTTCAATGCTTGAAGTTGCTACTCGGTACAACACGATATAATTAGGGTGAACCACAATTTCCCGCAAACCGGATACTCGATCACTTAGCGGATATAGATATGGATGCTCAGAGAGGGCTAAAACAGACGTTTCAATACGTATTTTTAGTCTGCGTGCTGCAGGAATGTTTTCCTTAGCAATATAGGTTACGATCTGACGCAAATCATCGCGAGCAGATGGTAGCCATAAAATGGGTAACATTACTCGCTCCTGTTAGTTGCAGCAATTTGAGCAATAAGATTTTCCATTTCAGCCATTACCTCGTCATGTGGAATTGCGGGGCGAGGGTCTGCAAGGCTTAACGCCACTTTAGCGCGCAACCATTCGTTGTAACTGTTTTCTTGTTCGGTAGTTTCGAATTCTGAAACTATCGGAGAAAGGGCTGTATTCATGGCATAACTCCTCTTCTTGTACAGTGGTCACGCCCGGCGGCTTTTTTGTGCCGCCAACCACCGGGCAATGGTTTCTTCCATTGATTTTTTCTTGTCTTTGATTTCTTGAAGCATTTTTTCTTGGTCTTCCTCTGGAAACGCACTAAAAGCTTGGAGCAGTTCGCGTTGGCGAGGACCAATTTTCATCGTGTCAGGGGTGAAAATTTGCTCCCCCTCTTCTGGAGGCAATAAAAACCAATGCAATGGATGCCCTGTAACCTCAACCAGTTTATCCAAACTTGAGGCTTTAGGTGTGGCCTTACCGCTGACCCATTGTTGAACAGTTTGTTGTGTCACACCAATTCTACGGGCAAGTTCAGCCTGGCTCCATCCAGTTTCCTGAAGAAGCTTGCTGATTCTGTACATAGATACTTCTAGGGCGTTCATCATTATTCAATTTTACAGGTAAATACTGTTAAAAGCATCACAATAAAAAACTGTTGATTGCATACAGTTTTTTATTGTAGGCTTTGTTTATCGTTTTCAGAGGAGGGCAAAATGCTAGATAGCACTCGCGAAAAAATTAGGCAGAAATACACTCAAGCTGAAATAGGTCGCTATATGGGGGTCGCTCAACAGACCGTTTGGCAATGGTTTAGCTTTGGCGTTCCCCCAAAGCAGGTAATTCCGTTATGCCAGTTAATGAAGTGGGAAGTTACCCCGCATGAAATTCGCCCTGATATTTATCCTAACCCAACCGACGGTTTACCTGTTGGATGTAAGACTAACACATCAAATGCGCCGGAGTTGATTCATGAAAATCAAGCATGAACACATCCGCATGGCGATGAATGCCTGGGCGCATCCGGACGGTGAAAAAGTTCCGGCAGCTGAAATAACCAGGGCTTATTTTGAGCTGGGTATGACGTTTCCGGTTCTGCATAACGACAGCAAGCACAACGCACTTTATCTCAACACCCAAAAGATTTTCCGTTGGCTAGATAAAGACACTCCTGATGCTGTTGAAAAAATTCAGGCGCTGTTACCAGCGATCGAAAAGGCAATGCCACCTCCGCTGGTGGCCTGGATGCGCAGCCACAGTTCGGAATATCACCGGGAGCTTGTCGAGCGACGGGAGCGCCTGGTGAAAGATATCGACGAGTTTGTTGCATCAGCGATCACTTTGTTCGATCAGATGAATCGTGGTGGCCCGGCAGGAAATGCTGTGGCGGTACATTGACTGACAATATTCATACCGGATCGCTTCCGGAAACTCGTGAGTAAAAAGATTCGGTATCAGAAGAGGTGAGTATGGCCAACGCCTGGCTCAGATTATGGCATGACATGCCAAATGACCCTAAGTGGCGAACAATTTCAAGGGTGTCAGGACAGCCGATTGCAACAGTGATGGCGGTGTATATCCACCTTCTGGTTAGCGCGTCACGAAATGTCACGACATGTCACGGCGTGTCACTACGGGGTCACATTGATGTCACGACGGAAGATTTAGCAAGTGCGCTTGATGTGACGGAAGACGTAATTGATTCAATTTTGCAAGCAATGCAGGGGCGGGTGCTTGATGGAGATTTAATCACTGGATGGGAAAAACGCCAGGTACTGAAAGAGGACAACGGTAACGTTTCTCAAACCGCGAAATCCCCGGCAGAGCGCAAGAGAGCGCAGCGTGAGAGGGAAAAATTACGAAAACAGAATGAGGAATGTCACGACGAGTCACGCATATGTCACGACATGTCACGACGAGTCACGACAGATACAGATACAGATAAAGAATTAAACCCCACACATAGCGCGCGCGTGCGCGAGATCGCTCCGACCAGTGAGTCGAATGGCGCGCCGTTGCAGGCAGCGGAACCTGATTACCTGGAAGGTCTGAGCGAACCCATCGGAAAATTTCCGATGACCGACGGCTGGAATCCGTCGCCCGATTTCCGACAACGGGCTGCACTGTGGGGAGTGGCTCTGCCGGAGCCGGAATTTACACCTGCTGAACTTGCCGCCTTCCGGGACTACTGGGCAGCGGAGGGGAAAGTTTTCACGCAGGTTCAGTGGGAGCAGAAATTCGCCCGTCACGTAAATCACGTCAGGGCGCAGGTTAAACCAGTCAGCAAGGGGGTGAGCCATGCAGCAACGCCAGGTGGCACCGCATCACGGGCAGTTCAGGAAATTCGGGCAGCACGTGAGCAGTGGGAACGTGAAAACGGATTTATCAGCGACGGAAACGGCGTGGAAGCTGTGGGAACTCATGGGGGAGGTTTATTCGAACCGCTGGACTCAGAAGAACGGGGCCGCACCTTCGAAGCTCTGGATTGCACAGATTGGCGCGATGACTGAGCAGCAAATCCGGCAGGTCTGCCGCCAGTGCATGGAGCGTTGTCGGGCGGGTGAAACATGGCCTCCTGACCTGGCAGAGTTTGTGGCGTTGATTTCGGAAAGTGGGGCAAATCCGTTTGGTTTGACTGTGGATGCCGTGATGGAGGAGTACCGCCGCTGGCGCAACGAGTCCTGGCGATACGACGGAAGCGATAAATACCCGTGGTCTCAGCCTGTGCTGTATCACATTTGCCTCGAGATGCGTTCAAAGGGGATTGAGCGCCAGATGACCGAAGGGGAGTTAAAACGACTTGCAGAACGGCAACTGGCGAAATGGGCAAAGCATGTTGGTGACGGCTTCAGTGTTCCGCCCGTACGGCGGCAACTGGCTGCACCAGAACGCCCGTCGGGGCCAACTCCAATTGAGTTGCTGAAACAGGAATATGAACGCCGGAAAGCGGCTGGGTTTGTTTGAGTTGAGAAGTAATTTTTACCGGGAGGAAATTTTAATGGAGACCGTTTTTGACGCACTGAAAGCAATGGGAAAAGCCACGTCGGTAGAACTGGCAGCGCGACTTGATATCAGTCGTGAAGAAGTGCTGAACGAGCTGTGGGAACTGAAAAAGGCTGGCTTCGTTGATAGAAGCGTATACACCTGGCGTGTGGCTGATAACAACGTTCAGCAGGGACAGCCAGCACAGGCAGTACTGCCGGAAGAAACCACTACGGCAACAGTGACGAAAATTTCGGAGAGCGATTTAACTTCGACGATTGAACAACGTGGCCCACAAACGGCGGATGAACTGGCTACGCTGTTCGGTACAACATCCCGCAAAGTGGCTTCAACGCTGGCAATGGCAATCAGCAAAGGTCGTCTGATTCGCGTAAATCAGGGCGGTAAATTTCGTTACTGCATACCGGGCGATAATTTACCAGCAGAGCCGAAAGCAGCATCGGTAGCGGAAACTGATGGTAAGGCCTTTCCTCAGCCCGCAGGTGTTGCGTTACCAGTACAGGAGGCTGCAACACAGGAAGATATTAAAACAGAAACTGTGGCGGACATTGTGCAGTCGTTGCCATCGTTCACCGAAACACAAGCGGATGACCTGGTTTTGCCATCGCTGCATATGGCAAATCGCGAACTGCGTCGGGCGAAAAATCATGTCCAGAAGTGGGAGCGTATCTGCGCCGCGCTGCGGGAGTTGAACAGGCACCGGGATATTGTTCGACAGATTACTGATTTTTCCCGCAGTTAATTAAATTTAGCACTGCTAAATATTAATCCTTAACAGGAGGGATTTCTGCACCCTCAGAACATCAGGAGGCCACCCGAAAAGGCGGTAGTGAAATGCGAAAGTTCAAAATAATTATTGAAACGGGAATAGCTGGTGGAGATTTTGAGGATGTATTCGAAGTGGACGATGACGCAACACCTGATGAAATTCATGACGAAGCAAAAGAAATTTTCTTTAACTACTGCAATTACTCATATCACGAAATAAAAGACGAGGAGGAAGAACAAAATGGCTGATTTTGGTTCAACTAAATACAACGTCAGTTTTGAAGAATGGCATGAACTGTTAATGGATTATGCAGAGTTACGTGGTGGAAGTGCTGCTGATGCTGAAGCCTGGCGTGATGACTACGAAGCAGGAAAAACACCTGTCGAAGCATATTGTGATGAGTGGGGCGATGAATGAGCGAGATTAATTATCAGGAAGGGCATGAAACGGTAGGGCAGGCAAAACCAGTTGCATGGAGATATCGCTATGTGAAAAAAGGCGTTACGGACTTTCAGGAGAAGATGTGGGTTGGTGACTGGAAATATGTACCGACAAAAGAGGATTGCAACGACAGGCCGAGCTATGAGATTCAGGCCTTATTCACTGCCACGCCAGCCCCGGTGACATCAGAAGGACTGGTTAAAGCAGTGCGCTTCTATGAACAGGTTAAGCGTGAAAATCCGCCAGTCGAAACCGGAGCATGGAAAGACGCTGTTGACTGGATACTCAAAGAGGCCTGCCTGGTTGTAAACACTGGCATCAAAGGAGGCTGAATGGGTATTGCCGCAAGTTATACCATGCATCTCTATTGTGATTGCCGCCAGTGTACGGATGGCAAATATCAGTCGCCAGACTTTGGTGAGTATATCGGTACGTCATGGGCTGGCTGTGCAAAAGAGGCGCGCAAGGATGGTTGGCGAATAAGCAAAGACAAAACGCGTGCTTTTGCACCCGGGCATAAAGTTTTGAGGATTAACAAATGACCACTATTACCAGAAAAAACGTGGAGATTAAATCGTTCATCACTGGCTTCCTGAGCGACGCGGCGCACGATAACCAATCTTCAAATAGCCTGCTTGCTAATGTGTTTCGTATCGCGCTGGCATCGCTGGTAGCAGAACCGGTGGCATATCAGTATCGCCAGTGGGATGCAGAATATGATGAATGGGGAGAATGGGAAGATTGCGGGGAATATGCTTTCGAAAGATTTGTTGAGGAAGAGAAATGCCAGGGGGCAGGTGTTCAGACCCGTAAGCTATACGCCACGCCGCCAATGCTGGTAGTGCCGGATGAACGGGCTGCCTATGAGTTATTTATGGAGAAGCATTTCGGGGATTCTGTAGATCGCCGCAGGGCAAAAAATGGCGGTAGCGAATACATGGCATGGGATATGGCGATTGGCTGGATTATCTGGTGTCACCGCGCCGCTATGTTTCAGGCCGGAAACTTTCGGGAAAATAAGAATTCGTCAACCAGCTCCCCGGCAACTAAGGATGGTTGGATAAGCTGTAGTGAGCGGATTCCCGCGCAAGATGATTGGGTTTTAATTTATTCAAAGCACGGCGAGTATATGGCAGGACAGGTACAAGGGGAATACGTGGAGTTGAGCGACGGCACTTTATCGTGGTTAGGGAACGCCTTGTACTGGATGCCGCTACCGGAGCCGCCGCAGGAGGTGAAGAGTGGGAACGCCGACTGTACCGCCACTTCTGGTAAAACTGACAATCCACAAGCATCCGGAAAACAGGTTAACGAATTAACAATGTTGGTTAAGCGATTAGCCAGTTCGTTAAAAAGCGTCAATAAATCAAGCAATCTACCTGATAAGGCGATGGAATATCTGAAGCAGAACGGACTGGTTGGTGTGGAGGATGTTTTACGATGACCTGGCCTGAGGCATTTACAACGGCAGGAATCGCAATGGCTGTGGCGCTGGTGGTGTATTCGATTTGCCGCTGGGGATAAATCGCCGAAAAAAGATCCCGGCACAAACATGAGCCGGGATCTTTGATTTATATAGCCTACGAATCCGCCAGTAAGAGAGGGGGCGGACGGTTTATTCTAACACCGGAATGATGTGGGTAAAAGTTTATAAGAAATCGGTTTCATAACTTTGCCCACCATGATAGATACCGACAATAAAGACTTTTCTGCCATCAACGGCAAAAGCAATAATCGTTCTGTGGCGGAAATGAGTTACCCGCATCCCCTGGCGAATATCATCGCGTTTATTGCCCCGATGCGGGAATGTAGAAAACCCATCAAGATAATCAAGAAGCGCATTGGCATAATTGTCAGCAATGACGCTTCCTGCTTTCTCCGTTATATATCTGTGCAGGTTGATTATTTGTTGTTCGGCCTCAGGAGTAATGATGACTTCATATGTCATGCAGATTACTTCCCGGATCGAATCGCGGCGCGAACCTGTGAAATGGAGCGTCCGTTGTTTGGATTTTCGCGGATAGAATCAAGAGAGGGGGCGGCTGAATGCGTTAACCACGCTTCGATTGCTTTATCGCGCTCATTCAGTGCGCGAAGCCCTTCACGAATGACCTCGCTTTCTGAAGCATAGGCACCGGAAGCCACACGGGCGCGCACCATGTCAGCCATCTCGTTAGTTAATGTAATGCTGAATTGTTGGGTTGTACGCATGGTAAACCTCACGGAGTAGGATAGAACACTATTCGATGATAGCACGCTGCCTGTTGACGACAACAGAAATCAGAGACAATATTGCCGCACGCCAGCCTGAACAACTGGCACCTGCTGCGCCAGCAGAGAAAACAGATGGCGCACAAGACCAAATTTCACAATTCTGATAACTCAGCCGACCCTGCCATCCGGTACGGGCGGCGTTCACACGTCTTTAAAACTGACTGGTACCAGCATGATCCGTGCACTGAAGAACAGGCCGAATGGCTGATTCAGTGTTATCGCAGGCGCGGACGCGAGGTCAGGAAAGACCTCAGTCTTGACTTCCGACACTGGATAATTTCCGTCAGGCTTCCTTATTCCGAACGCCCACCACGTCCATCCCGCACATTCCAGCAACGCATCTGGAGGTAACATGCGGGTATTGCTTCGACCTGTTCTGGTACCGGAACTCGGACTGGTTATCGTTAAGCCTGGCCGTGAATCCATGCAGGTATTCCATAACGGCAGAGTACTGGTGGAACCGGAACCGAAAAGTATGCGCGGTCTGCCGTCCGGAGTCGTTCCTGCCGTTCGCCAGCCGCTGGCGGAAGATAAATCATTACTGCCATTTTTCAGCGATGAGCGGGTAATTCGTGCTGCCGGTGGTGCTGGTGCATTGTCTGACTGGCTGTTGCGCCATATTAAATCCTGCCAGTGGCCACACGGCGATTATCATCACAGTGAAACCGTCATATATCGTTACGGCACCGGCGCGATGGTATTGTGCTGGCACTGCGACAACCAGTTGCGTGACCAGACCTCAGAATCACTCGGGCAACTTGCTCACCAAAACCTGTCAGCATGGATGATTGACGTCATACGCCATGCAGTGAATGGCACACAGGAGCGGGAATTATCGCTGGCTGAATTATCCTGGTGGGCGGTCTGCAATCAGGTGGCGGACGCACTACCGGAGGTAGTATTACGTCGTTCTCTGGGGTTGCGTGCGGAAAAAATTCGCTCGGTGTACCGCGAAAGCGACATCGTACCGGGAGAACAGACCGCCACCAGCATACTGAAACAGCGCACAAAAAATCTTGCGCCGCTGCCTCACGCCCACCAGCAAAACCCGCCACAGGAAAAGACGGTGGTCAGCATTGCCGTTGATCCGGAGTCACCGGCTCAGTATCTCCAGCGCCAGAAACCACAACGGGAAGAGATGCCTGTATACACGCGCTGGGTAAAAACACAGAAATGCCTGACGTGTGGCAATCAGGCAGATGATCCGCATCACATCATTGGTCATGGACTGGGAGGGATGGGAACAAAGGCTGATGATTTGTTTGTTATTCCGCTGTGCCGTAAATGTCATAACGAACTGCACGCCGGAGTAAAAGATTTTGAAGAAAAACACGGCAGCCAGCTGTTGTTGCTGATTCGTTTTTTAATGCACGCGAGAAATTCGGGTGTCCTGAAGTGGAAAGCATAAATGACCGAACGCATAGAATTTGTTTTGCCTTATCCGCCGACGGTGAATACTTACTGGCGGCGTCGTGGCAGCACATATTTTGTATCAAAAGTCGGTGAGCGTTATCGCCGTGATGTGGCGCTAATTGTTCGCCAGCAGCGGCTGAAATTAAATCTGTCCGGAAGGCTGGCGATAAAGATTATTGCAGAGCCACCGGATAAACGCCGTCGTGATCTGGACAATATCCTGAAAGCACCACTGGATGCGCTGACGCATGCGGGGCTGCTCATAGACGACGAGCAGTTTGATGAAATTAATATTGTGCGCGGTCAGGTCGTTCCTGGTGGTCGGTTGGGGATAAAAATCACAGAGCTGGAGTGCGCATGAATAACCAGTATTTACAGTTTGTTCGTGAGCAGCTCATTATCGCCACCGCCGATTTGAGTGGGGCAACAAAAGGTCAGCTTGAAGCCTGGCAGAAGAATGCCATGTTCGATACAGGGCGTTACAGGCGTAAAAAAATCCGGTACCGCGATGAAGTGACTGGAAAAATTATCACGCGGGATAATCCACCAATCCCGGGGAAACAATCGCTGGCGAAGGGGACGTCAATTCCTCTGGTAAGTCAGGTTGAGTTTTCGACATCCTCATGGCGACGGGCTGTTCTGTCTCTTGAAGAACCTCATAAAACCTGGTTGTTGTGGTGTTACAGCGGAAATATTTGCTGGGAGTATCAGGTCACCATAACCCGCTGGGCATGGGAAGAGTTTAAGGCTCATTCTGGCAACAGGAAAATTGCAGAGAAAACACGGGAACGCCTGAAAAAATTAATCTGGCTGGCGGCGCAGGCAGTAAAAGCAGAACTTTTTGGTGGAGAAGGTTATGAATACCAGGATCTGGCATTACTGGCGGGAATAACAACCAAAAACTGGTCCAAAACATTTACTGGTCACTGGGTTGCAATGAAACACATTTTTCATCAGCTGGATAGCGAAGCTTTATTGTTTGCGGCGAGAACACGTTCGAAACAAAAGACGATATTGTCCAGGCAAGGTATTGCAAAAGTAGATTAAAAGGCATATATTTCGTGCAAATCTGATATTTTGCCGATTTTTTACGCGATGGCAAAGTAAGCAAAAAACCTGTCGCCTGGCAGGTTTTTTTTTATGTCAGAAAAACGGTACAGAACATTAAACGCGCTGGTGGTTGCGAATACTGGTCTTTCAGCTTGCTGGCTGTTCCGACAAGAGTTAATGGTATGTCACGTTAACCAGAAAAGGGAAAAAGACATGCTAAAACAGCAGGATATGACCGAAACTGCCAGAGTGGTGTTTAATGAATTAAGCGTCACCGAACCGGCGACCGTCGGGGAAATTGCGCAGAATACTTACCTTTCACGCGAACGCTGCCAGTTAATACTGACTCAGCTTGTTATGGCGGGTCTGGCAGATTATCAGTTCGGTTGTTACAGACGCCTTCCTTAGCGAAGGCTTTTTTATTTGTGGTAATGGGCGGCTGGTGGGTGTTAGCGGCACCTGCCAGCCATCTGCTCGTGCGTTGGGGTCACAAGCAAACCTCAGGCCCATCTGCTTTGCGCAAAAGCGGTATGAGCCTATCAGAGAAGTGCTTATTGATCTATGGCTAATACTGTAAAAATATCCAGTTGTGAGTTAATCAACGCTGATTGCCTGGAATTTATCCAGACCATACCGGAAAACTCTGTCGATCTGATAGTCACAGACCCGCCATACTTTAAAGTGAAGCCCGAGGGCTGGGATAACCAGTGGAAGGGCGACGATGATTATCTGAAATGGCTGGACCGATGTCTGGCGCAGTTCTGGCGGGTACTGAAGCCTGCCGGAAGTCTTTACCTGTTCTGTGGTCATCGCCTGGCATCTGACACCGAAATCATGATGCGTGAACGCTTTAATGTGCTGAACCACATTATCTGGGCGAAGCCGTCCGGACGCTGGAACGGATGCAGCAAGGAAAGCCTGCGGGCGTATTTCCCGGCAACAGAACGCATTCTGTTTGCAGAACATTATCAGGGGCCATACCAGCCCAAAAATGACGGCTATGCGGCAAAGGGGCGCGAGCTAAAACAGCACGTCATGGCCCCGCTGATTTCTTACTTTCGCGATGCGCGTGAATCACTGGGGATAACGTCAAAACAGATAGCGGAAGCCACCGGAAAGAAAAACATGGCTTCGCACTGGTTTGGTACCAGTCAGTGGCAATTACCGAACGAGGGTGATTACAACAAATTGCAGGTGTTGTTTGCGCGTGTTGCGGCAGAAAAACATCAGCGCGGGGAACCGGAAAAGCCACACCACCAGCTGGTCAGCACATACAGTGAACTGAACCAGCAATATGCCAGCCTGCTGGAAGAGTACAAATCCCTGCGGCGTTATTTTTCCGTATCGGCTGCCGTTCCGTATACGGATGTCTGGACGCACAAGCCTGTGCAGTATTACCCTGGCAAACATCCCTGTGAAAAACCAGCCGATATGTTGCGCCAGATAATTACTGCCAGCAGCCGTCCGGGTGATTTGGTTGCTGATTTTTTCATGGGCTCAGGCTCAACAATAAAAGCGGCACTTTCACTGGGACGCCGTGCGATTGGCGTGGAACTGGAAGAAGAGAGATTTAATCAGACTGTAACTGAAATAAAAAATAATCGTTAAATGTGTATTTGGTAATTTCTTTATTTTAGAAAAAATAAAAAATATGCATATATTTACAAATCCGGGATTATTTTTCGGATTATTTTGGTTGAAGTAATTTTTTTGCCCGTTATTATGCGCAACGGTTCTGAGGGGAACTCCTGTTCATCGGTGATATCGCTCCCCCGAAGAACCAATGCCGACTTAGCTCAGTAGGTAGAGCAACTGACTTGTAATCAGTAGGTCACCAGTTCGATTCCGGTAGTCGGCACCATATGCGGGTATCGTATAATGGCTATTACCTCAGCCTTCCAAGCTGATGATGCGGGTTCGATTCCCGCTACCCGCTCCAACATTTGTAATAAGCCTTATTGTATTACAGCACTGGCGTATTTTTTATTACGTGGGAGCGGATTGTGTTTAAATGGTATTCTGTTCTCTGGCTATGATTTGAGGTCGGGTGTAGCCTCAGTGCTGAATTTTTACGGCAGCAGAATGATGCATTATCGGTGGAGATTTTGTATTTCCTGGCAGGGTCGGTGATGCATCATTCTGGTGTTGTAAACAGCACCGCAGAGGTGTTCCTCAGTGCGAGGGTGGTTTATATAGTGGTTTAACGGGGAATCACAATATCTGTTGTAGGGATGGATATTTCGGGAGGCACCCGACACCTCGATTTCTATTACAATAAAAATGATTGATCTCATGCATTGACCAACCGCCTCCACTGGGCGGTTTTTTTTATTCTGAATTCAAAAAAAGAAAACACGGACACTGATAATGTCCGTGTGGCAATGCCATATAAGTCAGCGATGAATATGGCGCAAAAAAAGCGCGGCTGTCGGATTAACGCCGCGGGACAAAGTCCGTGAAGAAGAATAAGTATTGGCCCCTTCTGGGGACGAGTTCATATTACTAAGCATTAAAAATGGTTTAAACCCTAAGATTAACCTTAATTTCAGGTAAGTCTTATTTCACTTCCTCGCGCCACGACCGGCGCACATCAAATAACTCCACACCAAAGGCATCTGCGGGTGCCTTTGGTGGGCGTTTTTTTTGCGGGCTGCTGGTGGCCCTTTTTTCTTTACAGGAGAAAAAGTATGTCTGAACCCTTATCCGGTTCTGGTACAGCCGCTGCGCTCGGCGGGGCGACGGTATTCGGACTGTTTACCGGGACGGATTTCGGGATTGTGTTTGGGGCGTTCGCCGGAGCGTTGTTTGTGGCAACGATGCCGCAGGCGCTTTCAGCCTGGCGGGTGGCGGCACATTTTCTGGTGTCGTTCATTGTCGGCGTGCTGGGAGCGCGCGTGCTGTCAGCCTGGATTGCAGCAAAAACAGGTTATGACGGTACATCGGCGGATGCACTGTGTGCGGTGCTGGTATCGGTGGTGTCGGTA